GATTCTGAGCGGCCATCGTTTGAAGGCTTGGCGTGCCCGCAGTCGCGAAGGTCGTGCCGTCTGACCGCTTGCCGTTGTTCGTCGTGCCGTATTGAGTCGCGGTTGGTGTCGGTAGCAACGAGCCACAATCGATCTCTTCGGTGAGGCGCTCCAAGTTCCAAGGCTGATAGACGACGCCACCGCGCATCATACCCGAGAGCGGCAAGGTCACCGAGGACTCTGGCAAGACCTCGTCGAACAAGGTTCGGTGAGTTCTCCACGAACACGCATCGAGGTCGTACCTCGCCGACGATTCGCGCCATCTCTGACCAGAGCCCGCTTCGCTCTCCGTCGATGCCTGCGCCTTTTCCTGCTGCGCTGATGTCTTGGCAAGGAAAGCCGCCCGAAACGACGTCAACAATGCCTCGCCATGGTCTGCCGTCAAACGTTCGCACGTCATCCCAGACCGGGAAAGGGTCAAGGGTTCCGTCGTTTTGTCGGGCAACCAAGACGCTGGCAGCGTAGGGGTCACACTCGACAGCGCACACGGTGCGCCATCCAAGCAGCTTGCCTCCGAGTATGCCGCCACCAGCGCCCGCGAAAAGAGCCAACTCACGCATCACCGCCGAATGCCTGATGCTCGCTTGCGCGAGTCTCGCCATGACTTGAGATCGACAACGTTGCCCCATACGTGACGATGCAGAGCGCGTTGCTCACGCTTCTCAAGTGCGTATTCGAAGATCATGCCAGCGATAGCCACAACGAAGCCAAAGCCCAAAAGCATCGCAATCAAAAGTAAGTCTAGTCCGTCCATTGTTTCCCCCTCTGGTGGTGTTTTCTACAGTCTAATCGAGAATGGTGCCACCGTCTAAAAATCGGCGGTGTTCTTCACAGCCTCGTTTCTGCTTCTCATCATCCAGCTCACTCTCAAAGAACATGCAGCGCCAGCGACCATCGGTGAGCGCTTCAGCATAGCGACACGAGCGGCATGACTTGTCAGGCTGGTTATTGCCGTGACAAAGCCCGGCATAGTCGCAGAAGCGACACAACCAGAAATCGAAGTCAGGCGAGACCTTGCGCGGTGCCTCAAGTGATTTGATGATGCGGTGTGCCTTGTCTTCAATCTCTCGAGCATAGAACTCATCGAGCGGCGTGCGCAGACTGAGCAGCCGACGAGAGCCCGCCGATGCGACGGTCATGTAGTGCCAATCAATCTTCAACTTGTACATGTAAATCTGAGCCTGCGCGTAGTACGTGGGCATCCATTTAAGAAGCACCGAGCCCTCATCATCGAGCAGAGCGTGACGCTCGCGCAATCGATGCAGCTCGTCAAAGCGCTTGTCGCTGACTGCTTTGTGTTCCCATATGTGCGGCGTGTCTGGTGCTTCGATGAGCCCGCTTCTGATGATGCCATCGACTGAGCCACCAAAGTGACCATCTTGAAAGCGGGCTTGCCTACCCATCAGCTCAACGACTTGCTCAAGCTCGCGGGCGATCAACTCTTCACTCTCATGACCATCGCGAAACTTGCGCAGCACGTCAGCGGTAAAGTCGGGCTCCAGAGCCCACCGAAACGAGTACCAGGTTTTGCGCTCGCACTCGCCACCGATGGCAGATGCTCCAAGGTGAGGGCGGTGGCTGGTGTCCTGCTCGCGTTCCATCCTATCATCAAGAATTTGCAGCGTTGTTCGCATTGTAGAGCTCTCCGATTTTGGGGTTAGGTTTGCCATGGTGCGTGTATGCTTGTTCCATCAGTTCGTTGAGGTCTTTGCCGCTCCAAGTATCGTCACCGATTCTTAGGTCATACGTGTACCAGCTCCTGAGCCGTGTGCCTTTCATGATGTGCTCTGGTCGATTGTTTCTTGCTCTGACCTCAATGCTTACTCTCAGACACTCGAAATCGACCGTCAGCCGCTTGAGTGCTCCGAAGTATAGTAGATCTTCATCGCTTGGTTTTCTCATTGTTAGATCCCGAAATAGAAGTTTGAAGACATCCAAAAGAAAGCGCCAGCCCGAGACCACCGGAGCAGACCGGGCCAGCGCGATTATTTGATTATCAGAAAGGGGCGTCATTGCTTGGTGGTGCTTGGAAAGCATTGCCAAGGTCTGCTTTGCGGTAGCCCTTAATCTCAGTTTGAGTCTGACCGTTCCACTCACGATGCGCGACCTTCACTTTGACCGGGCGGTGATGCAGCTCAAAAGAGTCGCTGATGCTCTTGAGTCCAGCAGACTGGCAGAACCTAGCCAGGTTCTCTTGTGCAATCTCGACCGCTTTGGGGTTCGGGTTGCGCAGGTTGAAGCGGTCCCAGATGTAGCGGCCTTTATGCGCACCATCGAGGACCTCAAACTTGAACTGGAGGTAATTACCAGTGCCCGCTTTTGTCTCGCGAATCTCTGATTCGATGGCGATCACGTTATAGTAGCCCTCCGGCAGTGGTTCATATGCTGGGCGGTCTTCTTGTGAAAAGTCATAGTTGTTTGCGTTGAAGTTAATTGTTGCCATGATGGTTTTTCCTTTATCCAATGATTTTGTTGTAGATTGCTTCTAGGTTGGGTTCTTCAAATTGCGCCAGAGCGCCGCTTCTATCCTTTGCCGTCCAGATGCCATCACTTGACGTCTGAAGGGCTCTCTTGGTCTCGCCATCGACTTCCTTGACTCGCATCGCAAAGACCTCATCAAAGAAGTAAGGCAATGACTGAGGGAGCTTTTTGCCGGGCATCGTCGGCATCCAGAGCATCGCGCCACTCTCGTCTTGGATGTGCTCAGCTTTGGCAGTCATAAACACGTTGCGCGGCAAGTCCCGAAAAGCTCTGATGAGCTGAGCCATGCGGTCTTGCAGCTCGCCGTATGCCTTGCGTGGGTCTTTGCTTGCCTTCTTCTCGGCAGCAAGCACGACCTCCGCAATCTCGCTGAGCGAGTCGATGCAGACCCACCGGTAAGACTTAGCCTCATCGCTCTCAGTCAAGTACTTGTAAGCCTCTTGGACTTCCACCAGGCTCGTCACCTCGATGACTGGCAGGTCGTAACCTCGCAGGCTTAGCAGCCCGCTCTCAGCCGAGATGATGATGCAGTCTTTGGCAGTGGCGCAGAGCGTGGTCTTGCCCGAGCCTGCTGCTCCGTATGTCAGCACTTTGAGATGCTGGTGACTGGTGTCACTGGTTCTTGTTATCTTAACCATTGTTTAATCCCTTTCTTTGTTTTCACTTGTGAGCTCTTCGAGCTCGTCTACCTTCGCACAGAGGTCTGACAAGATTTTGCCAATACCCTCGATGCTCGTGATGATTTCAACGTCCCAATGGACACAGCGGCCACCAGGTTCCTCGATTGATACTTTCCAAAAGCCACCACCATCGGTCTCGATGGCTTGGGGCTCTGCTTTGATGGTGTGGTCGCGGTGGACCAGTTCAATGCGTGCGTTCATTCTGAGTACTCGCCGACGCGGATGGTGCCAGTTAGGTCGTGACCTTGCTTTCTCAATTCTGCCCAGACTTCACTATCGAGATAGTTAAGCGGCCAAGAGCCGAAGCTTGCTTGCTTGTCATCGCTGAGCCAGTACTTGCGAACCTTGGTTGCATCGTAGACTTGGCGCTTGAAGTTTTCAGAGTTATCGATGCGGGGCCAGAATTCGTCTTGCATCTCACCGAATCCGTGACCAATCAAACCAAACCTCAAGTCGGTCAGGTTTTGAATGATGACCTCTTCAACCTCAGCAGGGTCGCTGTAGAGATCCCACTCGTCATCACAATACTCGTCAAAGTTATCATCAATGAGTTCAGCGATGTAGAGCGCCAGTGAGTTGAGGTCGTTGCGTTGTAGGTCTTCACCGATCTGGGTGAGTTTCTCTTCGTATGTCATTTCTTGTTTCCTTTGTTTCTTTGTTTGTGCTCGTATCGTGAGCGGTGCCCGGATGCGCTCCGGGCGGGCGGTTGATTGATGGCGAATGCTAAACGATGTAACCCAAATACTTGAAGGTTTTGCGACACACGACAGCAATGAAAGCGCGCTTAGCATAGCAATTCATCATGCTTTGCTCATAGGTGAAGCGCTCGCATGGTTTGAGGGCAAAGAAAATTTGATCTATTTCTTCGACACTTCGGAAGCCTGATCTGTCCTTGATGAATCGTGGGTGAATCGTAAGGTGTGTCATTTCTTGTTTCTCCTTGTTTCGCGTCGCGTCTCTGCGACAGTTATGTTTTAAAACAATTCCCTAGATCTTTACAAGATGTTGGCTTATATGTTTTAAAGAAACAGGCTCTTTTTTTTGAAGAAAAGTACTTAAGGAGAAAAAGCAATGGGAAAACCAATAGTTGGATTCAGTCTCGATGATGAGCTTTTGAAAGATATTGATGAGTCCGAGGACTATCTTCCGGCAAATTGCAAAGGTGCATCACGCTCAGAGCTCATACGCACGTTGATCGTACGCGGTCTTAATACGCTTGATAGACCCGCAAAGCACTATGACCTCAGTGAGATGATTGGGGACTTTAGCTTTGGTGATACCGATACCAGGAAAATCACATGCCCGGCGTGCGAAGGTGAGTATTTGCATTTGATTAAAGTTGAAGATCATACTGACTCGCCGAGTGATGGGCGCTACTCGACCAAGTTGCGCTTTCACTGCGAGCATGGGCATGACATCCAGATTGATTGCTTTCAGTACAAGGGCTCTACCTTTATGCAGGTTGAGCGGTTTGCGGATTGGGAAGAGTTCGGGAAGATTGCAGAGTGATGACAGCGCGCCCAGGGCTGGATTCTGGACACGCCATCGGGAGGGAACTAATGAGTGATTTAATAAAGATTTTCGGTGGGAAATTCAATGCGGAACCAAGACCGGTTGAGCTGCTGGATGTTCTTTGTTTAAGATAAATACCTCCCCTGATTAAACGTGATAAAATTATAAAAGTTATTTACAGGAATGCGCATCAGGATCTAAAACTGAGCCAGGAGGTAATTCTATGAAAAAAACAATCGGAGTTTATGTTGAAGAGGAAGTAATCCAAGAGCTGGATGAGTTGTTGGAGCTACTTAAGTTGAGGACCGGGAGCCAGGAGCCTGACATGATGCTGGTTAAGGATCTCAAGAGATCAGATTTAATTCGATCAGCTTTAGATGTTGGTCTGCATCATCTTAGAAAAAGCATAGAGAACACGAATCAAAACCTGGAGGCCGTGCGCCAAAGGATAGAAGCCAAGAAGCGCTAATCTTCTCATCGGGGGGAACATCATGACAGATCTATCGAAGATCTTCGGCGGGCCTTTCAAGGTTGCGACAAAAGCCGTTGAGCCACCAGAAATACAACTAAGGGAAGCCATAAAAAAGGAGGGATTGACCCCTCCGGAGGTCATCAAGATTGATGGCGAAATTCAGCGATTTGATAGTGACGAAAAGGGTGACAAGGCTGGATGGTACGTCGCTTATCCGGATGGCGTGCCTTCGGGCTCATTCGGATGTTGGCGAGCTGGTGCTAAATGGAATTGGCGGGCCGATATCGGACGTGAGCTCACACCAGAGGAGTTGCGTGAAAGCAGAGCCGCCATCGAGCGAGCCAAACAGGTAAGAGAGCAAGAGTTAAAGAGAAGGCATGAGGAAACCCGTGGAGAGGTTACTGCGATTTGGGAGCAAGGGCTCGAGGCCAATGATGATCACGATTACCTCAAAAGAAAGAAGATCAAAGCACACGGAACAAGAGTGAACCAAGATGGTCGGTTGATGGTGCCAATTTATAACCAGGCATCTCAATTAAGCTCGATTCAATATATCTCGCCAGGCGGTGAAAAGCAGTATCATCCAGGCGGGAAGGTTGGCGGTTGCTATCACACACTCGGGATGCCTAGTGACATCATTTACATTGCGGAGGGTTTTGCTACCGCTGCAACCATTAGAGAGTTTACGGATTCGATGGTGGTGGTAGCGTTCTCCGCAAATGGGTTGCCCACGGTAACCGGGATCATCAGAGAGACTTTCGGAGCTGGTCAGCGAATTGTCATCGTCGCAGACAATGACGTTGGCGGTGTAGGTCTCGCCAAAGCTAATCAAGCGGCTTCAAGGCATGGGGCGCACATTGCAATACCTCCAGAACCTGGAGACGCCAACGATTACCACAATGCGGGTAATGACCTATCTGAGATCTTAACCATCAAGGCTAGTGATTACCTTGTCAGAGCAATCGACTATGCGCAGCAACCAGCTCCGCTCGCTTGGCTGGTCAAGTCATGGGTACAAGAGAATGCGCTTATGATGGTGCATGGGCCATCAGGCAGCGGCAAGACCTTTATTGTTCTGGATTGGTGCCTGCGGATAGCTTCAAAGCTCAAAGACTGGCGAGGTCATAAGGTTAAGGATGGGTCTGTTGTCTATCTAGCAGGGGAAGGCCACCATGGGATCAAAGGACGGATTGCCGCATGGTTACATCACCACAAAATTGATGATCTCGACATGTGGTTATCTCGTGCAGGTTGTGACCTCAACACCGAAGCCGGTTACCACCAGGTAAGCGAATCCCTTCGAGAGCTACCGACTAAGCCCAAGCTCATCGTGGTTGATACGTTGCATCGCTTCCTTCTCGGTGATGAGAACAGCGCTCAAGATGCCAAGACCATGTTGGATGCGTGCGCCAATCTAATGGAATCCTTCGACTGCTCAGTGCTGCTCGTGCATCACACCGGTGTCAGTGATGACGCTCAGCACCGAGCTCGAGGCTCAAGTGCCTGGCGCGGTGCGTTGGACATCGAGGTGAGCGTGGTGCCCGCCAAAGGTGATAAGCCGATTGAGATTGTGCAGCGTAAGAGCAAAGACGCCGAGCTGGCGATGAGTCACCAGTGTGAGCTTCAGCAAGTAGTGATCCCTGGTTGGTTCGATGAGGACGGTGAACCAGTGCACTCAGCAATCGTGGGCGAAGCAAACTATACACCAGTCAATGAAAAACTTGCGATAAGGAAAGATAGGTTTGCTCGAGCATGGCAAGACAATGATTGCCCATTGGACCCCGATAGACGCCCATGGCTTAGCTCGAGGCAGCTTCGAGAGTGGCTCATCAACACCGAGGGACTTAAACCGTCAACGGCTGAGAGCGAGGTGAAGGCTTCAAAAACTGGCCGTCTGCTGAATGTTTTGATTGAGGAGAATTTGATCGAATCTAGGAGCGTTGGGTGGTCGGTATGTGATGAAGAGTGGGCGGGATTCTTGAATATTTCTCGGCTCTCAAGACCCTAGGGGGGCAAAGGGGGGTTTGCCCCCTTTAGGGCAAAGGGGGGCAAATGACTGGCCGTGTGTTTTCAATGACTTACAAGAGGGCTTGCCCCTATTTGCCCCCTTATTTGCCCCTTTCCGTGTCCAAGGGGGCAAGGGGGGCACACACCCTTTAGGGTGTGCCCCTTTGCCCCCCTATTTGCCCATGCCTAAATTGATCCCGTTTCGGGGTGCTTTTTATCCGTGCGGTGTCCCACTTGAGAGATGAAATCCGCGTTTAGTTAGTAGGAGGTGAAGAGATGCCAATCAAAGATTTACTCAAGAGCAAAGATGATCCCTTTCGCAATGCCGGTCCAATGGACTTGAGCCAGTGGCGGAGAATACCAGGGCTCTACCGTCGGTGGGAGTTTGCCCAGCTCGTGAACGATCACGACTCAATCAGCTTCGAGCTCGCTGGTGAGACAAAGGACGGCACCGAGCTTTGGGCGCTCTATCGATTCGAGCCATTGAAAGAATTGTGAGCACCGCTGGCGTTGATGGTGCGAAGTGTGCGATGCTGGTGCCGTCGGAGTTCGCCGACCGGTCAACGTCAACTCTTTAATCGCATCAAATTACTGGTGGCGTTGACCACGGCGGATCTCAAAGGCAGGATTGAGCATAAGGGGGAGCTATGCTCGGAGGGGTGAAGAAAAAGCCGTGGCTCGTGCTCGAGTACCGACCAGGGCCAGGTCATCACTGGCGCACAGTGTCGGCGCTGCATGATAGTCTCGAAGATGCTTATGACTCTCTGCGTCAATTATGGGGACCGAGGACTGAGGTTCAGATGTACATCCCTCAAGAGGTCGCGGCGCTCTATGACGCTTTCGATGTGGAGGCTGATTGATGGCGGTGAAGAATTGCAAAGCCAAGGGCACCAGGGCCGAGCACCGGTGCATGAAGCAGCTCGAGGCGCTTGGCTACCGATGCACAAGAGCCGCGGCGTCGCTCGGTGAGTGGGACATCATCGCGATCGGTGCCAGCGATACGAGGCTTGTTCAGGTGAAGTGCAATCGTCGGCCAGGCTCGGCGGAGATGGCGAGGCTCAGAGCCTTCCAGTGCGGTGAGCTAGTCAGCAAAGAGGTGTGGGTTTATAAAGACGGAAAACCGAGAGAGCCGATCGTGGAGGTGCTTTGATGGCTGAGAAAAAGAAGGGACCAGGTAGGAAGCACAAAGAGCTCACCGAAGAGATGGAGCGACGGTTTCTTGATGCCATCCGAGTCGGCTGCCCTATTAAGGATGCGTGCGGTTGTGCGGGCATCTCAGAGTCTCTTTTCTATGGTTGGATGGTTGAGGCAGACGAAGGCAAAACGAAGCGCTCAGGACGTTTGATGGAATTTAAACAGCGCATTAAAGAGGTTGAGGGCGAAGCAACTTCCAATTGGCTGGCGGTCATCGAGGAAGCAGCCCGAAACGGTACTTGGCAAGCAGCGGCTTGGAAGCTCGAGCGGCGTCGAGGTATGACGCAAACAGTCAAACAAGAACTCAGCGGCCCAGATGGTGGCCCAATTAAACAGGAAACAACTGATGCCCGTGAGCAGCTCTTGGCTCGATTGGCTAGCATCGCAGAGCGAAGCGAAGAGGACTGAGATTCTCGGTGAGCTTAGCGATGACGAGATCACGCTCTTGATGAGCGACTGGCGCTTTACCGCCAGGCCGGAGCAGCTCGCGCCAACTACCGCGTGGAGGACTTGGTTGCTCATGGCTGGTCGAGGTTTCGGCAAGACTCGATGCGGCTCCGAGTTTGTAATTGACGAAGTGCGTCAAGGCAGAGCCAAGCGCGTGGCGCTCGTTGGTCGTACCGCTGCCGACTGCCGTGACGTCATGGTTGAGGGTCAGAGCGGCATCTTGGCGTGCTCACCTGACGACTTCCGCCCAGAGTACGAGCCCAGCAAGCGGCGGCTCACTTGGCCCAATGGTGCGGTTGCTTCGACATACTCAGCCGACAAACCTGACCAGCTCCGAGGGCCACAACATGACCTTGCTTGGGCCGATGAGCTTGCAGCCTGGCAGCGATGGGATTCGTGGGACCAACTTCAATTTGGGATGCGACTCGGTGACAACCCCCGCACCATCGTCACCACTACACCGCGACCGCTCACCGCTCTCAAGCGTCTAGCCGATGCCGATGACACGCACGTGACGCGAGGGCGCACGAGCGACAATGTACACAACCTGGCGGAGTCGTTTATCACCGCAATACATGACCGCTACGCAGGCAGCACGCTCGGAAGACAAGAGCTCGAAGGTGAGCTCTTGAGCGAGTTGCCCGGTGCTCTTTTCGCACGTCGAGACATCGAAGAGAACCGGTGCAAAGATGCGCCAGCAATGCAACGCATCGTGGTCGCAATCGACCCCGCAACAACGAGCAAAGAGGGCAGTGATGAGAGTGGCATCGTGGTTGTGGGTATGGCTGGCCGTGACTTCTACGTACTGGCTGACCTTAGCTTTAAGGGTACACCGGAGAAGGTCTGCCGCAGAGCCATCGAAGCCTACAACGACTTCAGAGCAGACCGAATCGTAGTCGAGGCAAACCAGGGCGGTGATACCTGGCGCACAATCATCGAAGGCATCAACCCGACGGTTGCGATTAAGAGCGTTCACGCATCGCGAGGTAAGCAAGCTCGAGCTGAGCCCGTCGGTGCCAGATACGAGCAAGCCCGCGTGCATCACGTCGGCATCTTTGAGCGACTTGAAGACCAGCTCTGCAACTACGTCCCATCGATGACACGAGAATCGCCCGACCGCCTAGACGCCTTGGTGTGGGCGGTGACTGAGCTTGATGAGTCCACAATGCCAATCATATCCATCAACCCGAGCGAGGGCAGCAGAGGCGCACAAGTATGGTTATGAGAACACCAGAGCCGAGCTTTAGAGGCACACGAGCAGGACCGGGAGCAAGGCAGGCTGAGGCACGCTCTAAGGCGATGGCTGGCCAAATCAAGGCAGTGCTTGACCGATACCTCAAAGAGCTCGTCGATGAAGAGGTGAGGCTTGTACGCGCGGTGGTCAAGAAGACCATCGAGAGCGCAGAGCAGCGAGCAATCAACGCGCTCATCGCAATACTTCAGACCGGCGGCTTGAGAGAAGTGCAAGACGCTGGGAACCGCTCGATGGGTGCCGGTCAGAAGTTCATCATACCACCGACCTTCCAAGAAGAGTTCTTGCGTGAGAAGACGGTGCTGGCGACTGGCTTGGTTGAGCAAGTGCGCGAAGAGTTCCAGCGCAATATGGGAAACCAAATCGGTCGGTGGATGACTGAAGAGCCCGGCATCACTGCCAGCGAGCTTGCGCGGCGCATCAGGTTCTCGACCTATCTCGATGACGCTGAGGTCTTGGCACCAGGGCAGAAGCCCACCAAGGTCGCTCTGCAACCGCTCGAGCGTGGGCCTGCGATTGTGCGCAACGTCTGGGGGCGCTCATCGCTCATCGCACGTACCGAGATGATGCAAGCGCAGAACCAAGGCAATCTCAAAGCGCTCGAAGCGAGTGGTGTTGAGTACATCGAGTGGTCATCATCGCTCACCGATGGTGGTCGTGGTCATCAAGAACTCAATCGAGACGTGAGACGCCTTGGCGATTATTTCACTTTGCCCGATGGCTCAGAGATGCGATGGCCAGGTGATAACAGTAGAGGCGCAGGCATCAAGCACATCGCCAATTGTCGGTGTACGATTAGAAGACCAAGCAGGGCGAGAATCCGCCAGCTTAAAGCAGAAGGGAAGTTGGTATGAGTGACGAGAACGAAAACGAGAATCCCATAGACATTTTTGAGCTCTATGGTCAGACCGGTCTCAAGTCGATGGGCGGTGAGATCACTGAGGAGTTTCTCAATGACCTCAAGAACCCCAAAGGGCGGCGGATGTTTCGCGAGATGGCTGAGAACGATGCCATCGTTGGCGCGTTCTTGTACGCTATCAAGACACTGGTGCGACAAGTCGATTGGACGGTTGAGCCAGGTGCCGACAACGATGAGGCGCGTGCGGTGGCTGAGTTCGTAGAGGGTGCGCTCTTTGAAGATCTTGATAGAACTTGGACTGACACAATCAGCGAGATTTTGAGCTTTCTAGTCTTTGGCTTCTCGGTACATGAAATCACCTACAAGCTTCGCAAAGGACCAAGGCACGAGTCGAAGCTCTACCGCTCCAAGTTCGATGACAACCGCATCGGCTTCCGTGGCTTCCCAATACGCTCACAAGAGTCAATTGAGAAATGGGACCTCGACCAAGATGACGGTGCGGTGCGCGGTGTCATCCAGGTCGCGCCACCTAACTACAACCGGCGCTATATCCCGGCAGACAAGTTTCTGCTCTTCAGAACCGAAGCGCACAAGAACAACCCCGAAGGTCGCTCAGTGCTTCGTAACGCCTACATCTCGTATTACTACAAGAAGAAGATCGCCACCTACGAAGCCATCGGCGTGAGCCGTGACCTTGCGGGCTTGCCTTGCATGGAGGTTCCGCTTCAGATGCTCTCGAGCAATGCAAGTGCCGCAGAGAAGAGCGTGCTGGCATCGATGAAGGATATGATTCAACGTGTTGGCCGTGATGAGTACGAAGGTCTTGTGATCCCTTCTGAGACGCTCAGCGATGGCACACCGTCAGGCTTCAGGCTCAAGCTCTTGAGTGCTGGTGGTCGGCGTCCCATCGATGTCAACGAAATCATCAAGCGCTATGAGTCGCGCATCTTAATCTCAGTCATGGCGGAGTTCCTAATCACCGGGCTCGATGGTCATGGCTCTTACTCGCTGGTAAGCAACAAGACCTCGCTCTTCGCTCAGTCACTTGGAACCTACCTCGACTCAATTGCGTCTCAATTCAACGCGCACGCAATACCGCAGCTCTTGGAGCTAAACGGTATCCCTTACGAGTTCGCACCTACTCTCAGATATGAAGACGTTGAGCTTCCAGAGCTGAGCGAGTTCGCAAGCGGCATCGCGTCTCTCGTCGGTGCTGGTGTTGTCACGCCAGACGATGCACTTGAAGATCACGCACGAGAGTTCGCAGGCTTGCCACCAGTTGAGCGCGAGACTGCTCGAGTGCAAGAGGCACCAGAGGGCGAAGGCATGGAAGACCTAGAGGGGCTTTACGGGCAAGGGGGAGACGATGGCAACGATTAAGATTGAGGCACCGGAAGGGTATCACTGGATGGACACCGCTGGCGGTCCTGCTCTGATGGTCGGTGACTATACACCGCACGAGGGCGCTTCGGCTGAGTACGAGTTTGAGGTTGTCGAGTCACACGATGGTCTTGAGCTAGTTGAGAAGCCAGGACCAGGCAAGCATTCAGCAGCATGGGACGCCATCTATGAGGCCATCTTGGAGCGCACTGGCAACAAGCAGCTTGCAGCGGCAACCGCCACCGCTCGCGTTGGCAAGCAGAAAGACGATCCCAGCACGCCAGCAAAGCCCAGCGAGCGGCGCACGGGCTCAACTCGTAACCCCGAGGGCTCTGCCGGTGGGTCTCGCGGTGGTATTGAGCTCAGTGACGCCAACATCAAAGCACTCGAAAACCTACGCGATGAGCACAATGAGCGCTACACCGCTGAAGGTAAGCAAGCAGACCTTGGGCAGCTCAAGGCGGTCTTTCGTCGTGGTGCTGGTGCCTTCTCGGTGAGTCATCGCCCAAGCGTTGGCAGCCGTGACCAGTGGGCTCTTGGGCGCGTCAAGGCGTTCTTGGAGCTACTAGGCACCGGCAAGCCTAAGAGTGCCAAGTACACCGGCGATAATGACCTTTTGCCCGCTGAGCATCCACGTTCGAGCAAGACCGAGAAGCGCTTGCTCTTCGTCGTGAGCACGCCGTCAGGGCTCGATGTTGCCCGAGGCAGGCACTTGTGCGGCCCAAGCGGTGAACGCTTCGCCAAGAGCTATCTGGAGCCCGTAGGGCTTAAGCGTGAGCAGGTTGATGTCATCGACCTCGGTGAGCTTGGTGATCACCAAGACGACGAGCCGCTTGCAGTCATCGCGCTCGGCACCGCAGCCCGTGAGGTCTTGGGCAAAGCCGCAGACCTATCGCTGCCTCACCCAGCAGCCATCAGGAAAGCGCAGCACGCCGAGGCTCTTGAGCGTCGCATCAGTGACCTCGATGAGCTGATTGAAAAGGTTGAGACCAGTTTCTTGCCACCGAAGGGCGTACAAGAGGCAGCCCGTCGAGGTCTCGAGCTAAGACGTGAGCATCGCAGGGGCGGCACTGCCGTCGGTGTTGCTCGAGCTCGTGACCTGGCCAACGGTCGGCGGGTCTCTATCAGTACGATTAAGCGGATGGTCAATTACTTCGTGAGGCATCAGAAAGACATGACGGTGCCAAAGAATCGAGACCGCAGCGCACCGGGCTATCCTGGCGCGGGTCGCATTGCTTGGCTTCTTTGGGGTGGCGACTCTGGCCAGCAGTGGGCCAACACCATCAACGAGCGCTATGAGCGCGAGCGTGAGCGCGAGAAGGCAAGCAAGCGAGTCGGCATCTACAAAGCCGATGAATCCAAGCGCATCGTGTACGGTGTTGTCTTGGACCCCTATATCATCGATGCCCATGACGACTATCTGAGCCCGGCAGTCATTGAAGAGACCGCGCACGACTTCTTGAGCGAGTCGCGGGTGGTAGGTCTCGACCATAATGGTGCAGCCGATGGTGCGAAGGTTGTAGAGTCTTGGATTCAGCCTTACCCGTCACCGGAGGACTACAAAGCAGCTATCGAGGGCAAACCACACAAAGCCTATGCTCAGAGCTTCGGTGATGACGTGGTGCGCTCTGGCTCTTGGGTGCTTGGCGTGAAGCTGACCCCTGAGCTCTGGAGTCGTGTGCAGTCGGGTGAGCTGAATGGCTTCTCAATCGGCGGCTATGGTCAGCGTGAAGACATGGCAGAAGGTGAGATGCCCGAGGTTGAATTTATCGCGCAGGGTTGACCGGGCATAGTGCTCTGATACGATACGAATAGCGGTCGAGCAGACCGCGCACCAGCCGAGTAGGCAATCAATCAACAACAAGTCGAGGTGAGACGATGGCAAAGAAGCGCCGCGTCACATCGCTCAAAGACGTTAGGACCCATGAGGTCTCACTCGTCGAGAGCGGTGCCAATCTAAAACGCCGGTTTCCGATTATGAAAGCGGCACGAGGTAACACGATGAAGATGGAAAACATTCTTGTCGAAGTGCTGAAGGCCGAAGGACGGTCGGAAGCAATCGCAAAGCTAGAAGAAGACATGGAGAAAATGGAACTGCCAGAGGACGCCAAGGCGGCAATCTCGGCAGCTATGAAGCTCCTAGAGTCTTTCTCTGACATGATGCCGGTGAGTGACGCGTTGCAAGCGCTTCGCACTGCTAACGGTGAAAAGGTCGAGGTCGAAATCGAAGCGTCTGAAGAAGAAGAAGCTGAGAAAGCTGAGCATGAAGACGAAGAGATGAAGAAAGAAGACGAAGAAGAAGAGCTCAAGAAGTCACTTGGTGAACTTCCTGACGCGGCACGAGCAGCCGTTGAAGCTCTTTGGAAGTCCAATCGGGAGCTGGTCGAGAAGAGCCAGAAGCTCGAGAGTGAACTAGGGCAAGAACTAGCCAAGCGTGAGCGCAGTGAGTTCATTGCTAAGAGTGAGAAGTCACTCTGTAACATCCCAGGTCACTCGCTCGAAGAGGTCTGTGATCTCGTGCTTGAAGCTAAGGCACGCGATGAAGACTTTGGTGCTCGTATCGAGAAAGCTCTCACCGCTGCATCCAATGGGATGAAGGGCGGCGCGACACTGGTTGAGGCTGGCAGCAATGCACCAGTTGAAGCACCAAGTGACGCTTGGGAGCGCATCCAGCAACTCGCAAATGAGGAAGTCCAAAAGTCAGGCGGCTCTATGGCTTCAGCAATTGCGAAAACAATTCAAACCAACCCAGCGCTTTACGCCGAGTACTCGGCAAAGCGTAACTCATAAGGAGAAAAAGCGATGGCTTACGAATTACCAGGGCACATCATCACTCTAGAAGCGGCGGCTGATCTTTCAAGCCTTCAGTACCGCTTTGTAGTTATCTCAAGCGGTAAGGCAGCAGCGGGCGGTGCAAACATGCAACCGATCGGCGTGCTCCAGAACGCACCAACAGCAGGACAAGCGGCTTCCATCATGGTTTCCGGCGTCTCTAAGGTCAAAGCCAATGCGGCAATTGCATCAGGCGCAGCCATCGGTGCAGTTGACTCTGACGGTCGTGCATCATCAACCATCGCGGCTGATGAGTATGTTTGCGGTCAAGCAATCGAGGCGGCTGGCGCTCAAGATGAGATCGTTAGCTGCTACATCGATTGTGGCAAGCCTGTCCTTAACACTTAATTGACTATCAAAAGGAGATAAAACGATGCCTTTACTTACTTCACAGGTTCACGTTGATGAAGCGTTGAGCAACATCTCAGTAGCCTATGCCCAAGAGCAGACACGCTTTATCGCTGATAAGGTGTTCCCATCAATCCCAAGTCCCAAATTGACCGACAAGTACTTTGTCTTTGACAAGGGCAACTACCTCCGCTCAATCGCTGACTTGCGTGCGACCGGTTCTGAGACCGTTGGTGCCAACTACACTCTCTCAACTGACACTTTCAGTTGCGACCAGTACGGCGTCCATATGGACCTCGATGACTACGTTGTTGGTAATGCTGATGCAGCGCTCAACATCGAAGTCTCAACCACTCAGTACATCACTGAGCAGTTGCTTCTGAAGCGTGAGCAAGTCTTTGCTGGTGCTGCATTCACAACTGGCTTGTGGACCGGTTCAACAACTGGCAGTGACATCACACCTAGCACCAAGTGGGACGCAGCAAACGCGACCCCAATTGATGACATTAGAACTCAGATTGACTCTGTAGAGAGCAAGACCGGGCGACGTCCTAACGTTCTCGTGCTTTCTAAGGACACCTATACAGCACTTGCAAATGCTGACGACCTCTTGCAGCGCGTCAAGTATACCCAAACCGGTATGCTTACGACTGACTTGATGGCGAGCTTGTTTGGTGTTGCTCGTGTCCACGTTCCTGGCGCAATCGTTAACAGCGCAGTGCAAGGTGCGACTGATTCACTGGATTTCGTGTTTGGAGACGCTAAGGCGGCTCTTTACTACGTGCCAGATGCACCAGGTCTTATGACCCCAAGTGCGGGCTACATGTTCAACTTCACCGGTGTTGAGGGTGGCAATGCTTCAGGGCTTCGCGTTCTCAACTACCGCATTGATCACAAGCACAGCCAGCGTATTGAAGCGCTCGCGGCTTTCGACTTTAAAGTCGTAAGCACCGAGCTAGGCGCTTTCTTTACGAGTTGCTTGACTTAATGATCTTTGCAGCCAAACGGCTGAAACTTGAAGGGGGCGAGGTTCAACCATGGACCCCGCTCCCTCAAGCGCGTGAGTGGCCCGCTTTCCGGCGTATGCTGGAAAACGGGACTCTCATTGATGTACCAGATGAGCTCTTGTCGCAGAGCATTAAGCGACGAGCTAAACCGAAGGGTGGCAAGCGGTGAGTTTTTCCTTTGATGAGAATCTGAGCACCGACCTCGACAAAGTACGGCTTCGCATCGGTGACACCGATAGCGAGGAGGTCTTGCTTTCTAATGAGACGATCACCGCCCTTCTAACAATTCGAAACGATGTTGTGCTCACGTCCATCGATTGCATCGAAGCAATCCTTGGCAAGTTCGCACGTGAGATCGACCGGCAAGCCTTGGGGCTTGGTGGTCCACGATCTCAAAAGACGACCCACTACCAAGCTCTACTCAAAGAGTTGCGTGCAGAGGCGGCGCGAGGCTCAACCGGCGTGTTCTTTGGTGGTGGGTCTATCGCTGGTAAAGAGTCAATCCGCAACAACTCAGACGCACCACTGGCACCATTTAGGCTCGACCAGTTCAAGAACAACGAGGACTGAGATGGCGGCTGACTTTGAGGCAAAGATGGACACGAGCAGCATTGAGGCTTTCGCTCGTGGCTTCGTTGAGAAGTACGGTGCAGGCGTCACCAATGCTCTTATCGAATCGTCTCAGGTCATGGTGCGCCAGCTCCAAGACAGCACTGGCCGGTTACTTGAGAAAGGACCGCACACCGGTCGCTTGAGAGGCTCTTGGAAAGCTGGCGGTGTCTACTTTGCTGACTCTGATGAGGCTTCGGTTGATGTCTTCAGTGGTTTACCTTACGCGCTAATCCATGATCGCGGCGGTGTTATTAAGCCAACGAGAGCCAAAGCCCTCGCAATCCCAAATCATGATAACACCGACTTCTTTGGCGGCAGCAATCGAGACTTTCCAAGCCCTCGAGACTTGCCAGCAGATAAGAATCGACTGTTGTGGCTCGACAAGAAGACCGGCACACTCAAAGACGACAAGGGCCAGGTCGCCTACTTCTTGCGTCGAAGCGTTCGGATGCCTCCAAAGTATTACATTGGCGCAGCAGTCAAGGCAGCATTGCCTGAGATTCATGAGATCTTTGACGGTCTGGTTGAGGACGCCATCGAGGAAGGTGCCGAATAATGGCAACACCAGCTCGCAAGCTCATCTTGAGCAATCTTCAAACGACCTTCGAGAGCATCACCGTCGCCAATGGGTACAAGACCACGGTGGTCAAAGTGCAAGCGCTCGCTCGCGGCTATGCTGACGTCAAGACTGGTGAGCGTCCCTTTATCGGCTACGTACCACAAGCTGAGCAGGTCGAGTATCAGCCCTTCAACCGCATCCGATGCACGCTCAACGTCAGCGTCATCGGTCACGTCAGCGGCAACAGTCAGAGCGACCGAAGCACCAAGCTCAACGATCTCATCGATGATTTGATTGCGGCGCTCAACACTGACCCCACACGCGGTACCAACGCAATCAATACCAAGCTCGTGCAGTTCGAGACTGATGAGGGTGACCCCGATGCGCGGGGTGATGGCTCGGTCTTGGCACAGGTTCAAATTCAATACGAACGCTCGGTAAGCTCGAGCTAAGGAGGACACAATGGGAGTCTCACAATTACATGCGCTCGGGCGCAATCGTAAGTTCTACGTTAACGAGGAAACCACCTACATCGACAGCGAAAACGTCGCCACCGATTTCGTCAAGCCAGCGGGTACCGATGCGGCGGTGATTCTCAATGCGAGCTTCACACCAGCACAAGAGCGCAAGGTGCGCGATGATGCGCGTGCGAGTCGCTCAGTACTGGAGCAAATCACCGGCAAGAAGTCGGCAACGTGGTCGGTTGAGTCTTACGTGCTGCCAAGCGGGACCGCTGGCACCGCACCCGATCTTGGTCCTCTCTTCAAGGGGGCAATGGGCACCGAGACCGTCAGTGGTGGCACTCGCGTCACCTACTCGCTCAATACCAACCAAGACCTTGGCAGCTTCAGCCTGACGCAGTTCTTCAATGAGACCTTCATGGAGACTCTCACCGGTTGCTACGTCAACTCAATGACCATCAGCGTCGCAGGTGGTGAAGAGCCGAAGGTGACCTTTGAGGGTGAGAGCTCAGGGCTTTACATCCCGACCACCACAAGCCCAAGCGCGGCGCAGCTCACAGCGGGTGAGTCAACTGCAACCGTCGATGGCTCTGGTACTGGGACGTCTTTTGATGTTCACGCTGGCGAGGGTGAGAACTTCAAGCCGGGCTCAGTCATCTCGGTTGGTTCTGACACCGACTTGGTTGTCGAGTCAGTCAGTAACGACACCATCACCGTTGATAGTTCTATCACTTTCACCGATGACGATGAGGTCAAGCCCTTCGCACCGACTGAGACCGTGGCAGGCTCACCGATTGCGGGCATCTTGGGCTCTCTGACCTTGGCGGGTAACTCGCTACCAATCACCTCTTTTGAGGTCACGGTTGCAAACAACAATAAGGGGATCGCTGATGAGGCGTTTGTTGCGGGTACGAGTGATTATGTGCCTGGCTTCCGCGATGTTACTGGCTCGCTCTCTATCCGGTGCCGTCGTGATCTCGCGATTGAGATCGGCAAGCGGCTAGACTTTGGCACTCAAGCCATCGTTGTCACTTGCGGCGATACCGCTGGCAAGAAGCTCATCGTTGAAATAGATGATGCAGAGTTTGAAGTTGCGGCGGTGGATACACCGCAGAGCGATGAAGTAGTGGTGCCAATGAACTTCCGAGCCCTAGCGACCAGCGCGGGCGAGGATGAGATTGTCATCAAGTTCGAATAATACAACAAGGGGATCAAACCATGGATATCAAGCAAGAAGACGTGCGGCGCTACGTGCCAGAGTGGGACAACAACCGAGACCGTGAAGAAAGCGAGCAGATTGTGCTTCACTTAGCACCAATGACTGGCGGAGAGCTTCGAGCGGTGCATCGCTCAGCGATTAAGAGTGATGGCAAGGTTGACGTCCACAAGGCGCAAGCATCGATTGAGCGCATCATCAAGACGAGGGTGGTGCGTGCTGAGCGGTGCTTGGATATTCTTGACCGTGAGATAAGCGATGGCGAGCAGCTTTGGGATAGGGCCGAGCAAGCGCTCATCGATGAAGCCTATGCAGCAGTCACTGAGATCTCAACGCTGAGGTCAGGGCTAAAAAAAGGCTAAGGCTTGGCGCTCGCTTCTTAGCGAGCGGGCACCAAGCCCTCGATTGGGGATGCTCACAATGCAAAGGCGAGGACTATGCTGAGGGTGACCAGTTCAGAGCAGCAAGAGGCTGCGAGAAGCCAAACGAGTCGCTTGGCTTCGAGTTCGCTCCTAGCCTTCGCCGGTGTCCTTGGTCTCAGCTTGATGCTGAAGTTGACCTCTTGCTCGGTTGGTACCGCGAGTGGAAAGCCTACGGTGTCCTACCCTACGCATCATCGAGTCTGCTTGATGAGCCCGCGTTTGTGTTTGAAGCAATCGACACCATCAGCACCGAGATCGATGGCATGAAGGCAGAGCGTCAAAGACGAGCTCAAGCCGAGCATGATGCAGCGATGAAGAAAGCGAGGCGCAGATAATGGCTCAGTATGATGTACCAGTCACCATCACCGCCAGAGATGAAGCCAGCGCGGCCATCAAGGGCATCGGCAAGACTGCCAAGACCGTCTCAAGCACCATCGCCAAGTTTGGCTCAATCGGTGGTAAAGCTCTAGAAGCATTCTCACAGGCTGCAACTGGCTTGATGGCAACCAAAGACCTCATCTTGACCGCTCGAGATGCCATGATTGGCTTTGTTGAGCGTGCCATTGAGTTCAGAGGTGAGAGTGACCAGCTCACGCGGTCCTTCAGAGAGCAAGCCAATGAAGTCAATGCACTCTCAGCCCGTATCGGTGACGTCTTACTCAACGCTTTCATTGCGGTGACTGAGCAATTTAAGCCGATGATTCAGGGTGCTCGTGACTTCCTGGCAGCCAATCAGCAGATGCTTGCGATTGGCATCGTTGAGTTTCTACAAGACGCAGCCAACGCGATGGTCAACGTGCTTGCACCATCGATTCAGTATGCAACGCGCATTGTCGCTTTCTTCCAGATGTCTTGGGAAGCACTCAAGGCAGGCGTCAATTCAGTCATCGGTGCTATTGCTTTCGGTGTGAGTGAGCTACTCAGGAAGGTTAACGAGCTTGCCGCTGGTATTCCGTTTATGAGCGACTCTCTCAAAGAGGGATTGAGTGACGCAGCGATAGCGGCTGATGGTCTCTCGATGGCGTTTCTTGAGGCGGCAGATGAGTCGGTTGAGGCAACGCATCGAATCGCAGAAGAGCAAGCGGCTCTCGAGTTCCAGGTTGGCAAGGTAGCCACCACCATCACCAAGAGCATCGGAGACGTTAGCACCAAAGCCATCCAGGCACTTGGCACTGCTACCGCTGGAGCCAACAAACCAGTTGAGGAACTCGGTGAAAGTGCTGAGAAGTCATCAGAAAAGGTCAAAGAGCTCAACAACTCAATCGTTGAGCTAAACACTGACGCAGCAACGCAAGCAGTCGAAGCGGCTGACACGATTGGCACCGCTTTCGGTGTTGCTTTTGCGAGTGCTGAAGATGGCCAAAATCGATTCGGTGCGGCGCTAAGTGCTACGCTTACTCAATCGCTTCAAATGATCATCGACTTTGTGCGTAAGTCGGTCATGGCGTTCGCCATTGACTCGGCAGCCAAGGCAGGCTCATCGGCGGCGCTACTTGGCCCGGCTGCGATTGTCGGTGTGACGAGTGTGGTGCTTGGTCTCTTCGAGGGCTTACTTGCTAAACTGCCCGGCATGGCCGAGGGTGGCATGGTACGCGGTGGGCGGTCTGGTCAAGATTCAGTGCCCGCTCTCTTGATGCCTGGTGAGTACGTCATGAACACCAACCAAGTTGAGGCAATGCGGCAGATGTTCTCCAATATGGATGGTGTGAACTCGAGCGGGCGCTTTGCTAACGGTGGCACCGTTGGGCCAGTTCCATCGCTTGGAGGCGTTAACATCACCATCAGAAGCGAGGCACTGCCGAATAAAACAGAGGTCGCGAAGTATGTGCGCTCGACAATCATGCCCGCGATGCGTGACCTCCAGGCACAAGGGGCGATCTGATGAGCGTGACACTGGTAGACATGGCGACATGGGAGCAAACCGCATACGACGCTGACAAGCCGATGATGGTGGCAACCAACAACTCGGACAAGATCACTAAAGCATCGAGTGGTTGGTTTGATGCGTATAATGGTGCCACCGATGACACTGATGAGACGGTGGTGAGCAATGCCCGCGTGAGAGCCTATGACCGCATCGGGGCGCTCACGGTGGCATCAGATACCGCACGCACGTCGCCAGCATTCCGTCTTGCCTTTGGCTCTGATGTCACTTTTGACACGGTGGTGATTATGGGTCACAACTTCGGCGATGTTACCAATGACGGCTCGGATATCACTGTTGATCTAGTCGCTAACGGTGCAGCGGTTACCAAGACAATCTCGGACACCATCACCGTCGCATCGGGTGATAACTCGCGGCTAGTCTTCACCTTCCTCTACGACACCAGCGGCGCAAAACCGAGTTATCCGCAGCGCGTGACACTTGGCACCAGCAACCGCAAGCTTAATGTCAGGCTTCAAAATGTAGACGGTACCACCACAATCAAGCCGGCCATCGGTGAGGTATGGGTTGGCCAGCGTCGTCAGTTGATGCACAATCCCAACCTTCCTTTTGATGACAAAAGTGAGACCGGGCTTGTCAGTGACTTTGCAAGCAAGAGCGGATTGACGCAGCGCTACACGTACCACCGAGGCAAAGCACTCAGAACCATCAACAAGAGCGTCACCGACTCCAACGAGCTGGCAGCGATTGAGGCGGCTTTTGATGACTCTGATGACTTCACCAAGCCGATCGTCTGGATTGAGAATCCGTCCAATGCTTCGCCCGATGCTTACTTGATGCTTGCAGAGTCGCCAACGCTATCGTTGCCACTGCAAGGACCGATTGAGCGCGTCTTTGGTACGTCACTCATCGAGCAGCCACCATTCAAGAGCTCAGGAACTTAAGCCAATGGTCTTGTCACTCTCTGCTTCGTTTCGAGATGCCGCAACGCAGGGCGGTCAGACGCCGGTGGTGGTCGCTGACTTCGACCTTGATGCCAATCCTATCGGCACATACCGAATCCACAACTTTGGCGGCATCTTGAGCGGCTTGAGTGAGTCCAACAACGCCATCTTGAGCAGTGTGACCAACATCTCGCGCAAAGTTGACCCAATCACGCGCAAGACCTCGAGTGGTACGATGACACTTGAAGTCATCGATGACGGTACCATCCGCAACTGGGCAGGGCGCAAAACGCTTTTTAACGCCAAAGTCTACATCAAACTCGGCTTTGATGGCGTTGCTATCGGTGACTACCTAACGGTCTTTGTCGGTGTCATCACTGAAGTGTTGCCTGGCAATGGTGTCATCGTGATCAAGCTCGCTGATGAGATCTTCAACTTGGAGCGTCGCAAGTTCGGCGGCAAGTTTATCAGCAAGCATCCGCTCGAGGTAGCCAAGCAGCTCATCGAGTACGGTGCTGAGACGACTGCAACGACAGCGGCAGACTTCGACCCCACCAATTACTCAACGTCAATTTCTCACTTCAACATGACGTCAGTGAGCATCAAGCCCTACTATGAACATCTTGCAGACATGGCACGTTCGGCAGAGGCCAACGGCAGTGATACAACCTTCTCACCGGTGGGTCTTGGTCGCACTGGTCGCTACTATGGGACAACCGAATCAATTGGGCACGCACCAACGGCTGATGAGAAGTTTGTCTCAGTGCGTCCAATCATCGATGAGATCGCGCAGTTTTGCGGCATCACGTTCTACGTTGATGAGACTGGCTCAATCAGAGCGAAGCTCTACGACTCAACGACTGCGAGCGCTCGCACATTGACCGCTGACGACTACGACGAGCTTGAGCAAACCAACGCTTTTGGTGGTGTAGTCAATCAAATCATCGTCGGCATTGAGAACTCACAACAGTCGGCAACCTATCGGCGCAAAGATTCGACATCACTGGCAACCTTTGGAGAGAAAACGCTCAAAGTCACCGCTGGGCATCTCGCACCGATTAGCTTTGTGGGCAGTGCGACGCTCTTTGACCCTACCACGTACACCGTTGAGCTTGATGGTGGTATGATTACAGGCTTCTCAGGCGTGCGAGGTTCGATTGCAGTGACCGCATCGCCTACCAATGGCTACTTGCATACACCAGCAACGCACGCGGCTCTGAGCGCGTCTAGAGTGGCAACGTTGGCTTTTGCTAAATTGTCAGCAACCGATGCTCAGATTGGTGAGTGCAACTCTGCCGTGAGTATCAACTATCACGATGCTGGCGTGATGGAGCGAGTGGCACACTTTGCCAACACTGACGACGATGGCAGTGCTGGCGGTGATTCAATTAAGGCAGTGCAAAACGCCAAGTTCAACGTCACGCAGGTCTCAGGCAGCACCATCGCCACTGATGAGGCTGATGATCCCGATCGTGCCGATGGCATGGAGATCATCGATTGCACGATTCTCAAGCGCTTCTCTGATGAAGTGCTCACTCGATTCGCCAACGGTGCCATCACTGTCGAGTTTAGGACGTCACTGCGTCACGCTGACCTTCAGCTTGGCGACTTTGTTGACTTCGAGACTGACAAGCTCTTGCTCTCTGGTGCTGACTTCGATGATGACTCAATAAGCATCACCGCCAAGTTCGAGATCGTTGAGAAAGAGTTCGACATCACGAGCGATGTGCCTTCAGTGAAGTTCACCGCGTGTCAGGTTTCACTCTCAACAGCACCAGCGGTATCGCTTGCCGACGTGGTAGATATTCCTGACGTTGCTTTGATACCGGTGCGGCCAACGCTGACCTTCATGGGTGGCGGCATACCATCTTTTACATTGCCACCGACCATCACCAGTCAATCAAGCTCCTTTGAGATTGAGATTGGTCGTGGTGTCATGATGCGCGGTGATGGCTCATCAATGCCAGTCTCAACGGTTGAAGAGATTGAGCTGCCTTCCGATACCATCACCAGCATCGGTTACGATTCAGTCACCGGCGCAATTGTGACGACTGCCGACGGTGGGATTCAGAGCCCGCGCAATGCTGCGCTCTCAAACGTTGAGACCGATGGCAGTGGCGTCGCTGGCACGCTTGATATTGCTCGGCTTGGCTCAGTAGGTCCGAAGCAGTTGAGTGAGACCATCACGACCGGCTTTGATAGATTGCGCAATGGTGGCTTTGAGGCTTGGAGTCATGCCAACGCCTACCCACCAGACAACTGGGCGATGAGTTCAGGGACTTGGAACACCGACCTTGAGCGCGTGAGTGAGAGCTTGGTGCTCGAGGGTCTTTATGCGTTGCGCTTTCCAAGTTCATCAACACGAGCATCAACGGCCATCGTGAGCGATTACATCCCAATCGCTGAGGGTGAGGTCTATCTCATCACCGCAGCGATGAAGAAAACGAGTGGCAGCCCTAGCGGTGAAGTCTCAGTGAGTTTCTATAACTACGCCAAAAGCACGGTCTCGAATAATGTGTTGCAGACCAAAGCACTCACAACGAGTTGGCTGCGCATCGGCGGAGCAATCGCAGCACCAACCAATGCTCGCTTTGCTCGTGTCTTTATTGCTCGCACGGGTGCGTCAACGACGACTTTCGTGGATGACGTAAAGATGGAAGTGGGCTCGCCAAAGTTCAATGCGTATCAGAGCGCAAACGTTACACTCTCGACGGCAATCTCTGAGTATGTCGTGATCTTCGATACAGAGTTCGTAGACATTGGGAGCTGGTACGACAATTCAACCGGCATCGCCACGGCTCCGGTGTCAGGCATCTATGAGATTAAGACGACAATTTACTTCTACTCGACCGGCTCAGCGACCGATTTTCAGGTTCATCTCGATAAGAATGGATCATCGCTTTACCAGTTCGGGCGCTTAGACACTCAGCACTATGGCGCGATTGATCAACCTGGGGTCGCTCACTTCGATGGCCCTATTGCACTTGAAGCGGGTGACCAAATTCGAATCAGAGTCAAAGACAATCTCGGAGCAACTTTTAAAGCGGGTAATGTCATTCGAGGCATCGGCTCAATTTTCTCGGCTCAACTTGACCGTTGATGCATAGACAGGGGGATCTTATGTGCTACGATTGAGGTGAGCGTCGATGACGGTTTGATCCCCCCGTCGGAGCAGCCTTGATCGTAGCGCTCTAGATAATGGTTGCCGAATCCAGCTCGGTGCAACCAGTCGAAATAACAGCAAGCAACTGGAGGACATTATGGCGCAACCACGCGGCAAGACCACCCAAGTCACCACGAGCTCTACCGATGAGGTTGAGCTTCTTTCTCTTGAGTCAACATCACACAGCAAGCGCGGCGCGGTTGCCTATCTTCACTCGGCGAGCGTCGGCGGGACGATGTCACTCTACTATGCTGACCAAGATGACACTGACCGTCTGCTTGGTACCGCAGCGGTCACAGCCAATGACCTCACGGTGATTTATGTTGACTATAGAGTGCCCAAAGCGGTGCTGAAGTTTACCCCGTCAGCGGTAACCAGCTCAGTCGTCAAGGCTGAGATCATCGGCTACTAAGGGAGCGCATCATGCCTAACGTTGTAAGAATTCCGGCGGCTGCCGCTGGCGGCCAGATGGGCGAAGGCACGTTCTACCAAGAAGGTAGCGTCTCTGGTGCCCTGACTATCGACTTTGCCAATGGGTATTACCAAGAGCTTACGCTAACCGGCAACGTCACTTCCTTGGCGTTCAGCAATGGACCAGCGAGCGGGGAAGGCAAGAGCGTCGTTGTTGACTTTGTGCAGGGTGGCTCTGGCTCGTACACCGTGACCTTTACCAGTACGAAATTTGACTCTGGCATCGCACCGACTCTTAGCACTGGTGTAGGCGACATTGACCGCATTGCGTTCGATATTACCAATGACGGCTCTGACCAGATTTATGGCCACGTGCTCGGCTTGGACATGCAGTAATGGCACCACCAAAGGACATAGCTAGGTCATACCCCAAGCGCGGCTTGACGGCGGACGTGGGTTTTCGGAGTGAGCCGTTTTTTTGCGGTGATGGATCGTTCGACTCAACACAGAACGCAGGGAACGCGATTCAATTTGACCCAGACTTTACATTTACAAATGGCCTGAGCGTCACCTATTGGATGTGGCACAATGGCGAAAATGCGACGCGGTATAATGGCTTCTTCGGTCAAGTTGCATTCGGCAGTATTAGCGCTCACACACTGCGATTTCATAGCAAACAACTAGGCGCAAGCTACGACGTGGCAAACGCTTTTGAGGCTAGGTCGTGGCATCATGTTTGTTTCACATTAAGCCAAGACGGGACAGCGGTTAAGTGCTATCTCAACGGAGTTGAGCAAACGTTAAGCGCACAACCAGCGTCAGCTCTTACTTTGCCAAGTGGGTCCGGTATAACCGACGCAGGCATCGCAACCTTTCAAAACAACGCAAGCGCCGGTGTTTTGAGCATGGGCGGGCATATGGCGAAGTATGCTCTCTACAATGCGGTTCTTACAGAAGACCAGGTGCGCCAAATCATGCGAGCGCAAACTTTCGCAGAGGTCAACGCGATTCAGGCTTGCCAGTTTTATTTTGAGCTTGCGGCAAATAACACCGACTCTACCGGCAATGCTACAACGGTAGAGGATCGCGGCACTGTCACATATGGGGTGACGAAACCCCAACTCCCACGCGGTCTTGATTTGGCACGCGGCGCGGCTCAAGCGAAAGTGTACACGGGCAGGTGCGTTGACTTTGATGGGACCGCAGACAGGTTAATCGGTGCCACTTACGACGGCGGCGGTACTGAAACAACCATGCTTTATTGGTTCAATACCGACACGACAGCTGGCTTAACCATGCCGTTCGTGAATGGCGGTGCAAGCAATTCGAGAAACCAGCTTCAGACTTTAATTAGCGCCGGAATACTAAGAGCGATGGATGGTCCGACAAATATCCCGTTTTCCATCGAGACAGGGCGTTGGTACATGTTGGCGATTGTCGGAGACTCTGGCGGCTTAAAAAAAGCCTATTTAGATGGCGTAGACGGAGGGTCTCCGGTTGCCTACGGCCATGGCTTCACAATAAATCAACTTGTGATAGGCGCGAGAAATAACACTCCGTCACAACCATTCAATGGCAAGATAGTTGGATTCAAAATCTTCGATGTAGAACTAACCCAAGCCCAAATCCGCGAGCTATACCACAACCCCGAACAAGTCCTGCCCACCGGCGTTAGTGCTAGCAATCTGCGACGGTACTACCCGCTCAGCGATTACAACGACACCGGCGGCACCGGCGGCAGATACTTCCAAGATATGGGCGCAGATGGCGAACCAGCGGAAGACAAGGGCTCGGCTCTTATGGCCTTCGCTCAACCCGTGCCGTGTCCGCAATTGGGATTGCAGCAGAGTGCGACGCGGCTTTTTTTCTCCGGCGCAGGCGCTCAATCGTATGTTGCCACCGTTACACCTCCAGGAACAACCGCAACTTTATCAGGCTGGATTCTTTGGGGCGACACATCGAGAACAAGCTACCTTGTCGCAATCGCTCAAGTCATAGATGCAACCGATAGTCTCAATATAAGGATAAACTCCTTCGGCGACGTTACGATGTACAAAGGCACTGAGTATGATAGCGGATTAAATATCAACGAAGGCGAATGGAATCATATCGTCGTCACAACTAAGAGCACCTCTCCATATTGGCGATGTTGGGTTAATGGTGTTGAAGCATCATCCCCGGCAGTCGCTCCAGTTACAAATATCACAACTGGCTTTGTCTATCCGGGTTCAAACAGTACGCCTTTTCCATTGAACGGCTTTATCAATGATGTAGCCTTTTGGGATGCTGAACTTGACACTTCAGACGTGGCGGCGCTCTATAACTCAGGCGTTCAAGGTATGGACGTATCAACGGTTCAATCGTCAAACCTAAAGGGTTGGTGGAAAGCTGACGACCTAACCGCGTTTAAGGATTATAGCGGCAACGGCGCGAATGCGGTACAGACGGGGTCGGGCACAACCATTGGCGCATCCTTCCCAGAAAACGCCAGCGGCTCGACTATCGTGGGCGACTTCTCGATGAAGCGTAAGGGTGTGAGCGTTTTGAATTTCTTTAGGGACCCATCAACGATTAACTCAAGGGCAGTTATTCCGGCTCAGGAATCAGTCTTTCCAAAGTATCCCGACGGGTTTACGGTGTCCGTTTTCTTTCGTCTGCAAAAGCGTGGGATATTCTCAACGATTTACTATTCAACCGATGGCGCTGCTGCAAATCAAAACGGCATTTACGTAACGAACGCAAATCAAATATGGTTTGAAGCGGGCGACGGCGGTGGTTCAGCTACCCGCCTTAGGCTTCAGACCGGGACATTGGCACTCGATGGTGATTGGCATCACTACGCCGCGACAATCACGCATGGGACACCGACAACGGGTAAAGCCTATTTCGATGGAGTTCTAAACGCTACAGACACAAGTGTGACCCAAACGGGGTCACCAGCTTTAAGTGATCTAACCATAGGCGATTACATGCCGATCGGAAGCAATGAGGCCGCGGGGCCTATCGCTTGCCTGCGATTCTATCGGGGGCCATTGTCTGACGACGAAATAGAGCAAATCTACAACTCCGATTTACGTCTCATAAAAGGATTAGAAAATGTCTAGTGGAACATGGGTGTACGTATTAGTGCCAGTCGGCAACCTCGACGACGACCTACCATCGGCGGTCACTCGATATGATTATGAAACCTATCCGGACCCAGAAGGGCCGCCGGTGACGGTGCATCCAACTTACCGAACCTCGGCAGAGTTTAACCGGGCCAATTGTGCCTTGGGTGCGAGCGATGGCGTTCACACTATCTGGAAGTGTAACAGCCCTACGCTCATGGCAGGCGGTGACCTAGACGCATTCCGGGCAACTGGCTGGACTATCTACACTCAACCCGAAGCGGCTGAGTGGGCAGGCAATATCGAACCGCCGGATGATGAGCCGTAATGGAAGCGATAGACCATGCAACCATGGCCGCTCTTGTCGGGGCGGTCGTTCTATTCATCAACAAAGCGTCATCGGCTCTCGACCAATGGTCGGCGAAGAAAAATGGTGGCACGGTCTACGATAACGTCAAGCGTATGCAAGACCAGGCTGACCGGATTGAAGATGAAGTGAAGGACTTGCGAGACAAGATGCAGCGCACCCATCGGGACCTGTGCGAGTTTCGCGAGCAGTTCAATACATACACCGCGTATCGCAGGGGGCTTGATGATGCGCGCAAGGAGGGTATCAATGGTTAAGGGCAAGACCAATGGATTCAAGTCCAGTGAATTCTGGCTCAACCTAGTCGGCATGATTGCCGGTATCATCATCGCAACTCTTGAGCAGTCGCAAGGCGATAATCAGTGGCTTACGCTCGCTGGTGGCGTTCTCAGTGCCGTTTGCGGTGCTTCCTATGCCAATAGTCGCGCCAAGATTAAAGCCTCGCTCATGGGCGCTCAGGCGGTCACTGAAGCGGGAAAGCAGCAAGCCAGCTCACAAGCAGAGTGACCAGTGCGTTGGCAAAAGTACCGCAAAAGCCTGGCGGTCATATCAACCTTGGGCTCAGTGCTGGGCCTGATGGCGTGCGGGGCGTTCTTGACAGTGCTGCAAGAATCAACGATGCGGTCTCGCTCATCGCCCAAGGCTCCATCGCGAGTCCGAGCGACTGGACCGCTCTGGCCGGAGTAAGAGTCCGATGGTGATCTTTGACCGCATCAACGAGTG